AACAACTTAGCCCTCATCTCAGGCTTAGTGTAATTGCCAGCAGCATTAACTTTAGACTTAGTCTTTTTCTTTGCTACCATTTTACTTTATCCGCCCAATATGCTGCAGACATTTTACCTTTAGCAATATTCTTTCTATGACGTGCTTTAAAAGATTTTTGTCTTGCTGTAGGTTGTCTGTCTCCAGTAACACCTTGCTGACCAAATCGAATTGTCTTTACTTGACTTCCTTCTTTGGCTACAACTACGTGTGATTTAGTAGGATGTTTAGGAGTACGCTTTGGTTTATTAAAACCAGACACTCCTGCTCTAGCGAGCCTTGAGTCCTTTTTGTTTTCCATGCTCCCCATACTTTCCTAAGATTGACCTAATGGTTCCGTTCTTGTTCAACCGAACCACTAGACCATTCTTAATTTGAACTGGATTAAAACCATCGTGGCGCTTATGACTACCACTAGATGACATTACTTCTTCTTACCCATTTTCTTCATAACCATTTTCTTAGAAGCAGCCTTCTTCGCCGCTTTCTTGGCCATAGCCTTACCTTTTGGAGTGTAAGGGAATTCCATTTTTCCTACTTTTGGCATTATACTTGTCCTATCTCTTTCATTACGGCTGCGGCTTTGGGTGTGATATCTTTCGTTTTAGGCATAGTGTCCGCATTATACGCTTTGCCTAAAATCTCTGATGCTTTATGCGCATCTTCTACATGACGCATAGTTGTCCCTGCTGGTTGTATACCTTGTGCTCTTGCATCTCGATAAGCCTGAAGTTCTGCATTCCATTTTTTATCTGGAATATCTCTTTTAGCATCTCCTGCATTTACTTGTAAATTCATTACCTTGCATCCGAAACATCCTTCAACTTCTGTTGGATGGTCTTGCCAGTGATATGCCATACTCGTCCCTTACGCTGCTGTGAAATTAGCCTCAGTTATTCCTAAGCCAGATGATATTAGTGCAGCCTTAGTAGTATCATCTACTATATGTTCGTGGCCACCAAGATAAAATTCATCATAGGTTGCTATGTCTTCGTCCAGTGGGAATCTTACTTTAGAATAGGTAGCACCGCTTTTGGCAATACTAACACCCTTATTAAGTTTATAGAAGTAAAATAGTCTATGCTTACCGATAGGTGCTTCTTGTACAACTGGTGTTGTAAATGTGTAGTCTGCCATTGTTCTCCTTAATGAACTTACTGTAAGGCTAGAGTTTCCCCTAGCCCTACCGTCAATCAACTAAGCGATTGATGAACCTGATTCGATTCGGAATAGTGCCTCTTCGCGGTAGCGAGCAAAGCCTAGTACGCCGTACCAACCCATTGGGCGGTGACGCATCAAGCGGTCAACTACTGGTCCGATAACTACATGTGGCTCTTCGGCAACTGCCTCGGCCAATGCCTGTTGTCCAGCGATGATTGTGCGGTACACCTTTGCAGATGAAGAACCGTCAGTTGCTGTGTACAGACGTGGAGACTCTACGAAGTATGCACCTTCGTATGTTCCAATTTCTCCTGCCCAGATGCGGTCTTGTGAAGAACCGTATTGGTTAGGAAGCAACCATCCTGCTGAACCTGTCTCAGCACGTAGGTCGTGGGATACCTCTGGGTGTAATCCAGCCCAGTATAGTGAACCCTTGCGACCATTAGCCTTGTTAGCACGTAACTTAGCAACAGCCCTACGGATGTTTGCTGAAGATAGTGTTGCGGCTGCTGTGATAGTTGCAGTTGATGTTGCTGTTGAACCTGAGTAGATTACGTTTGAACCGCCACGCAATGTTGTCATTGCTACAGCGTCGATAGAATCTGCTAGGTTGTAAGCGATAATGTTTGCGATTGCAGGGTCAACATCTGCAAGAGAGAATAACTCTAATGCACGTGTTACCAACACTGAGTTACCGTACTCTGCAAGAGTAATGGTTACTGATGTTGGTGTTGACATTGCTACTGCTTCTGGGTCAGTTGTTTCTGTTAGAGCAGTTGTTGCTGCTGAAAGGTCAACATAACGTTGTAGAACAACGGTTGAGCCAGGGATTGCTTGACGGGCTGGGCGCTTATCTGCGACTGAACGAATTAGTGGTTCAGAGCGGAGAGCGAATTCTAGAAGACGGTCATACGCCTTCTGTACTAGACCAGCACCACCAGCGGTTCCGCCTAAAGAAGCGGAATCTGTTGATACATATGCCATTCGTCACCTCCAGTGACTAGAAACTATGATGATTGTTGTGAACGAAGAACATCTAACAATGCATCCATAGAATCTGCATTGTCAATTCTTGAGTTAAGTTCTTCCATTCTGTCTGGAGTAAACGCACCTTGTGTTAGAACATCCTGTTGCCTTAGGGCAGCACGGTCTTGTTCTGGCATGTTGGATTCATCTTGCTGTACTTTAATTCCGAATAAATCTGCATTATCATCGAGCCAGTTAGAAACTGTCTCCTCGTTAACATCATCGATATCCTTAAGAATTAAGCGTGCAGCCTTAGCGTTTACGCCTTTCTTTTCCAGGACTTCTTTGACGGTTCGCTCACGCTGCACTTTGGATAATCCTTCAAGTTGCTCAGTGAGTTCCTTAATACGCTTCTCATCGGCTCTCTTTGCTTTCCGTAACTTCTTAATCAAGTCACTTCCATCACCAGAGAAACCTTGGTCAGTATCTAGGTCTTCGTCTTCGTCTTCCCAGTAATTGTTGCTCATAGCAACTACCACCCTTCTATTCGTTGTTAGTCGCAGGCCGCAGTTCAGTTCGGGGAAACTGGCTGGCTCCTACTGTCGGTCTTATACGCTGCATTGGGCCGATAGGTCAATGTCAGGATTCTAGTATTGTCCGCCTGTTGTGCTAAGTAGCGACGCTTTTGTAGTTCCAGACTTACCAGAGAATGATGCAATTTCTCTCTCAGTAAGTGCTTTACGTTTACGTTGCGCTGAGGCTAGAGTATTAAATACTTCTTGTTCTGCCTCTGCTTGGTTATATCCAGGAAGTGTTGTTCCGTAGATTTCGCTTAACTTCTGTGCGGTAGGTAAGATATCTGCAATTGTTGCATATCCCTTTTGTGCTTCGGCTTGTGTGATTCCTTGTGCTGCTAGTTGTTCTGCTACAGAAACACCAGTCTCAAGTCCTTGTACTCTTGCGGCTACGCCAATTTCGGCTGCTGCAATCTGACGTTGAATCTTAGGTAATTGCTGATTAGGGTCAAGAACATAGGCAACCATGTCGGCTGAGCCAATTCCATAATAATCTTTAAGTGTTCTAGCAATTGCAGGGTCAGCATTCTGAACTCTCTGAACTGCCATAGATACACGAGTTGATAACTCTGACGGAGATACATCATTCTCAATGAACTGTCTTACATATGCATCATTATCAAATTGAGTTAAACCATATGCTCTAAGTGTTTGACGATACGCATCTTCATTAGATAGATACTCCGCAGGAGTAAGGACACTAAGTCCCTTCTTAATGCGCTGGGCATTAGCAGCAAATCGTTGCTGATACTCTGGAGTATTCTGAAGTTCTAATGTAATTGTGTCTTCTGAATATCCTTGACGAGCAAGGTCGAGAACCTTGGCTCCAAGAGTAGCAAGACCATACTTAGCAAATCTATCTGCTACAATTTTCCCTACAGACTCACGTTGCGCTGCTACACGTTCTGCTTCTGCTGCAGCCTTTGCTGCATCTTCTGCTGCTTTTTGTTGCGCTGTTAAAGCCGCAGCGTTTGCTGCCGCTAGTGCGTTTGCGTTTGCTGCTGCTATTGCTGCTGCATTTGCATTTGCTGCGTTTGCCGCTGCCGCTGCTGCGGCGTCTGCTGCGGCTTGTGCTGCTGCAAGTTGAGCAAGAAGTGCTGCTCTTTCTGCGTCAGATGCTGCTAAAAGTTCTGCTTTAATTCTTTCAAGTTCTGCTGCACGAGCATCTGCTTCTGCTTTAGCCTTGGCTTCTGCTTCTGCCTTTGCCTTTGCTTCAGCATCTGCTGCTGCCTTAGCAGCCGCGTCTGCTGCGGCTTTAGCCGCTGCGTCTGCTGCTGCCTTTGCTGCCGCATCTGCAGCCGCTTTAGCGGCGGCATCTGCTGCTGCATTACCAGTTGAACCTGTGGCTCCAGTAGCACCTGTAGCACCTGTTGAACCAGATACTGGAGTAACTCCAGCAGCCTTGGAAATTGTTTCAAGTTTTGCTGCGCTTACTCCTGATGTAGGAGAAAAGGGATTTGTTCCACCAGTTACTCCACCAGCATAAGTGCTAGTTGCGGTTTTGGTAGCAGTATTAACAACTGGAATCTTAACTGTTTGGCCAACATTAATTTTATTTAGGTTGGTAATCTGTGGGTTAGCGGCTGCAATAGCAGCAACGCTTACTCCTGCTTTTGCGGCAATACCAGATATTGTTTGGCCTGATTGTACTTTAGTTGTGCTAGCAATAGGGACTTTAGGAGCAGCCATGTTTACGCCAATCCAAGGTCACGAAGGACCTTTAATGATAGTGAGTCTACGGTTTTTCTAGCACCGTCTGTCTTTTCCCAACGAGGGTCTTGACGAAGTTCAGTTTCAAATTGCCATATTGGTTTAACTGCTGGCTTGCCATCAGGTCCGATATACTGTAAAGCCCGACGAAGAGTAGGGTCGTTAAATGTAATACTGTCTGCATCAATCTCTAATATGTTAGCCATAGAAGATTTATAGGCTGAGGTTAATGCCTCAACACTAGTTCCTTTATTTATCTGGTCAGCATAGACTGGAAATGCACTAGATGCATCTCTACGAATCTGTGCTTGAATATCATCAGCAGTTGTTGTGCCAGAGAATATACCCTGAGACCATGCATCTAAACTTCTTTGGGAGTATGACATACCAAAAGCATCAGCATATTCTTTAAGACTCTGAACGCTACCTAGTGTCGAACCACCAATTGGCTTACCCTTAGCAGCAATCAAAGCATTAAGGTCTACCTGTGTATCGCTAAGTCCTTTAAGATATGCATCTTCTAAAGTAGCATCAGAAACAGTTATACCTCTAGCGGTAAGACGTTTCTTCTGTTCAAGTTTATATGCCTCAAGTTCTTGAGCATATACACCTGGCTGAGATGCTTTTTTCTTTTGGCGTGTCTGCGCATTAGAAGTAAGATTCTTGTAATAAGTAGTCTTATAGTATTCTAATTCTGCGTCAGTTGTATTGCCAGCCTTCCATAGGTCAAATACCTTTTTAAGTTCTGGAAACTGCTTGATTAAATCAGCGGTAATACCAAATGCTGTGTCTGCCACATTAACCTCCTAGTCCTGATAGGAAGTCTGCAAAGTCAAGACTCTGCTTCTCCGCTAAATCTTGTGGTGCCTTTTCTTCTACACTCTTCTTAATTAAGGCTTGGGCTTTTTCTTTAGTATATCCAGGCTTGGTTTCTGTAACAGTTTTACCGCCAACTTTTTTGGTGGTTGTAATTGTTCCAGCATCAATCATTCCCTGAATAGCAGTATAGAATTCTTTGTTCTCGCTATCTGTAGCCTTACGGCCAAGAACGCTTTTAAGTGTATCGTCAATCAGAGATTGAATCTCTTCTGGTTGGAATAGATACTTCTGTACAGATACCTTAGGCTTATTACTATCACCAACACCCTGATTCTTAGCATACCATTGTAGGTATTGCTCAGGAGTTATTTGACGAGCACCTTTAGATTTCTGATACCAGTCACCTGCACCATCAACTGCTAACTCATAGATTGCTGCAGCCTTAAGTGGGTCAACACTACCATAACCATACTTCTGAAGAGTTCTAATCCAGTTAGCCTCAACCGCTGGGTCAGTATAATAACTAGACTTCAAGTCGGTAACCGATGCAGTAGAGGACTCTATAGTAAGTTTTTGTCCAGTCTTCTTCATCGTAATGGTCTTTGTTTTACCTGGACCAACGTAGACTTTTCCAGCAGTAGAGCCTGTGCTGCCGCTTTTTAGATTATCTAAAGCACTGCCTTTTGTTTTTTCAGTCACTACAAGCCTTTCGTCAAGTCATCATTTTCAAGAATACGATTGTATACTCTACTGAATGATATATATTCATCTAGTAATCCACCAGTAAATGTGTCCCACATTTCCTTGATGTCTTGATTTTCTACTGCATTAATAGACTTGCTACCTCTAGTTGCAAGAATACTACGGACATAATCTCTACCTTCTAGATAGTCAGACATGCCCTGAAGGTCTGCTCTACCTGAAACCCTAGGGTCAGATATAATTTCTTTAGCAAACTTTAGGAAGTTGTATACCTTTTGAGTATCAATCTTACCACGAATCTCAGCCCATTCTGGGTTCTCTTGGCTAAGTTCATCAATGAATTGACGCTTACGGTCAGCCAAATCCTCGGCAGCCTTAACGTTTAGACTAGGTAATCCTCTTCCAATACGCTCAGCCTCAAGGATATCCATACCTTTGTTATAGGTAATCCAACCTTTTTCTGCCTGAGTAGAAGCAATTGCATCATATGGGTCCT